GAGGGTGAGACTACTTACCCAACTTTAATGGTGGTATATAACGATGTGTTTGATGACCCTGATGATGATAAATTACCAGTAGCAGCTACTAAAGTGGTGCATCTTAAAGAAGGTGATGATGTTACGGGTGAAGATCAATTAGTACAGACTATTGTAAATGCACTATGGTCATAGGCCTTAATTTATATATAATATAATTAACTAACTTAAAACATATAGGAGAGATATATGAGTAACGAGAATGAAGTAAAAAACGATGTAATCATCAGCTTTAATGGCAGAGACTTTAAAGCAGAAGATTTAAACGAAGATCAGGCAAATATAGCTGGCAAATTAAATGTAGCTCAAAGAGAGTTACAAGAACTACAATCTGCTTATGAAAGATATGTAATTCTTGCTGACTATAGAGAGCTACAGGTCAAAGCATTTTCTGAAACTGTAGAAGAAGAAGCAGAGGAAGTAACAGAGGAATAATAATGGCAGAACGTAAGACAATCGCATCAGTAGCATCAGATTTAGAAAAGCATGATGCGATATGTCAAGAGCGTTGGAAGACCATCTATCGCAAAACAGATGATTTGCAAAACTCAGTCAATAGCACAAAGGCTTGGCTGGTTGGTGGTCTTACTACAATAGTAGTTGCATTATTCACCTTAATAGTAAAAGGCTTATTTTGAGTATTACCAAAATTGCTGAAATAGCAAATAACGTCTTGGATAAATTTGTTCAGGATAAAGACCTGAAGGAAAAATTGTCAAATGACATACAAAAAGAACTTATATCGCTTGATAAAGCACAAATTGCTCTTAATGCTGAAGAAGCGAAAAACGGGAACTGGTTTGTATCGTCATGGAGACCCTGCATTGGATATGTTTGTGGGTTTAGCCTTTGCACTCATTACATTATCTTGCCTATTGCAACTTGGTTAGCTGTAGTCAATGGAGCAGATTTAAAACTTGAAGCTCTTGAGTTCGATTTTTCACAACTTACAACAATACTTTTATCCTTACTTGGCATGTCATCACTTAGAACATTTGAAAAAACAAAAGGAATCCACAGTAAATAATATGTACGATAAAGTAAAAGAAATGCTTATAAGGCATGAAGGTGTCATGTGTACCTTGTATGACGATACAGCAGAGCCGCCTAGAAAAACTATTGGCGTGGGTAGAAATCTTACTGACAGAGGTATTACAGAAGATGAAGCTATGTATATGCTTGATAACGATATCAAAAGAGTTATGAATCAATTAGATGAATACTGGACTGTTTGGCGTAGCTTTCCTGAAAAAGGACAAATGGTTTGCCTTGATATGTGCTTCCAAATGGGTATACAGGGATTCATGGGTTTTAGAAGGACAAGAGCCCTAATGGAAATGGGTATGTGGTTGGAAGCATCAGAAGAGTTGCTAGACAGCAAATATGCTATACAAACTGCAAACAGGGCAAATTACAATTCAAGACAACTTGCACTATGTGGCAAAGATGGCAAAGACATCGGAAGATCATCAAAGTAATTCAAGATTAGGTGCTTTGGGTGAATCCTTAGTACAAACATTCCTACTGGAATATGCAGACTTTGTATATCCAACTCAAGACAAACACCCAGCAGATATCCTGCTTGAGACAAATGGCAGAAAATATACAGTACAAGTCAAAACAAGAAGAGAGTCCAAGCAAGGCAAATATACTTTTGCATCAGAGACATCAAGGCAAATGTCAGAAGTTTATAAGAACTATCATTGTGATATTCTTGCTTTTGTTTTCTACAGCCAAGAACATAAGCGAATTATCTTCAAGCCAAATACTACTTCGCAAACATACTTTACCTTTGATAAAAAGATCATAACCCCAACCCTAGAAATAGACTCTTTACAAGAAACCTTAGATGCACTTAGCCAAGTGCCAGTTCTTAATCCTTTAAAATAATTTATATATAACTATTGACATTTAAAAATACTTATGTATAATAGGGGTATGTTAAATAAAAGTAAGGAGTTAAATAACATGACAGTAGGGATAAATAAAAATATTATGTATGAGTTTTATATCAACACTGAATATGGTGAAAGTGTTTGGCATCATAACTTAACCAAATGGCGTAATGCTTTAGTAGACTTTATAGATAATAAGAACGATGAAGGATTTGTATTTGAAATACAAATAACTTACGAAGATGGTTGCGACTTTGTAGAGATATACCCAAACAATGAAACTGATCTATTGCCAAAGTATGTAAGAAAATATGTTGACAAGGTTTTAGAAGCAGCAAGAAAGGAGAGTTAAATGGAAGTAATATTCAACATAGTGGGTGGCGGAGAAATCTGCCTACCCAAGAGAGAGATAAGAGGTTACTACAAAGACTTCTTAACAGGCGAGACTAAAGTGCAAATCGGAGAGAGTGAGCATGAGGTTAGAGAGTCTTTAACAGAGATCAAGTATTTAATGGAGACAAGAGATGATAGAAGAGCTTAAAGAGTATAAGCCAAAACAACAAGGCAAGGCTTGGGTTTGTGATGACATACCTAACAAGGATTACCACAAAGGCGTAGGTATAAGCAGTAGTTATATTAGAAGGTTTGGTGAATCACAGCTTCATGCAATAGAACATAAGCAAGAGACTACACCTGCAATGAGGTTTGGAACTGCCGCTCATTCACTATTGGTTGAAGGGCAAGAAGCTTTTGATAAAGAAGTGGTTGTCATTACTGGCAGTCCATACACTAAGGCAAATAAAGAACTTAAAGAAGAGTACGAGAAGAGAGGTCTTACTGTAATTAAAGAAGCAGATGTAAAACTAATAGAAGGTATGAAGGAGAAGATGATTTACGAAGGTAATACTTATCTTAATGCTAAAGGTAAGGTGGCAGAGTCTAGCTTCTATTGGTATGAAGATGAGGTTTTGTGTAAGTGTAGGCCTGACTTAATATGCCCACCTTTAGATGATACTGATTCAAAAGATAAGATAGTGGTTGTTGACTACAAGACAACACAATCAGTTGAACCTTATACCTTTGGCAGATCAGTTAAGAAGTATAGTTATGATCTACAAGCAGCATGGTACAGGCGAGGTATGGAAGCGGCAGGATATAAGGTTGATGACTTTGTATTTGTAGCACAAGAGAAAACATATCCCTATGCATCTAAGGTATTTAAGATGACTAAAGAGCAAATGGATTTTGGTTGGTCAATCATGGAAACATACTTAGAAAACTATAAAGAATATCAGAAGGGCAAACCGCTATCTGTTTACAATAGTCCGAGTGTTGTTGAGTTGGTGTTGTAAATGAAAAATAAAAATCTAAACAATCATAATGATTGGGCAACCCCAAAAGAGTTTTATCAAAAATTAGATAAAGAATTTAATTTTGATTTTGATCCCTGTCCTTTGTTTGCTGACTTTGATGGATTAGAAATTGAATGGGGTGAAAGAAATTTTATCAATCCTCCTTACAGCAAAAAACTAAAAGATGCTTTTGTAAAAAAGGCTATAGAAGAATCTGTTAAAGGTAAATTGTGTGTGTTGCTTTTACCAGTTAGCACTAGCACTGTTTTATTTCATAATTATATTCAGCCTAATGCAGAGGAAATAAGATTTATCAAAGGAAGGGTAAAATTTGCAGGCGTTAATACATTTGGAGAAAAGGTGACTAATAAGGTTGGTATGCACGATTCTATGTTAGTTATTTTGAAAAAGGGCAAATAAGATATGAGAGTAGTAGAGTATTATATGGAGAGTTTATCCTTTGCCCTTAAGGATAGTATAAGGTTTTTGGTTGGAGATGTAATAAAGTCTTTGCTTTATTGCAAAATTAATTTTAATATAAATATGGAGAGTCGAAATGGATAACAGTACAAAAAAAGCATTATGGATTGGTGAGGAGTTACATAAAGATATAAAAATCTTTGCAATTCAAAACAATCTAACAATAGAGCAAGCCACACAAATGTTAATTAAACTTGGCATGGTGACTTATGAAGCAGAGAAAAACAATGACACAGTATAAAGATGTTGTTGAAAATCAAAGGTTGAAACTTAACAAAGAAAAAGATGAGTGGTATTTCCATGTTAATAACGGAGCAGGATATACAGAAGTTAAGAATGGCAATACTTTGACAATTACATATCACGCTACTGGAAAACAGGAGATTATTATAGATGCCGATTAACAGTAGAAATAAGGGTGCAGCTTTTGAGAGAGTTATATGCAATAAGATTAATACTTATCTTGCATCTAAAGGTAGCACCGATACTGTTAAAAGAAATTTAGACCAATATCAGACTAAAGGCATGGCTGATATTTACTGGGGAAACCTAGCGATAGAATGTAAAAGATATAAGGGCAATGGTAAGACAGACGTATTTAAAAACGACTGGTGGAATCAAGCGGTTGAGAGTGCTAATGATAACCTAATACCATTATTAATTTATAAATATGATAGAAGGAAAATATATTGTGTCATTCCTAATTACCTAATAGGTGAGTCTAAGGAAAAGAATTGGACACAGTTCTCTATGTTACCGCTATCAGATGTTTGTGAGAGGTTAGATGAAGTCTTACAAAAGGCAAATGGACTTACATAGTTATTTGCTACAAGAGGACTTTGAAGAGTTTTGTAGGGAATCCTACGGAAAAATCCAAATTGCTTGTGAGTTCTTAGGAATCATAAATGATGAGGATTACGAGAATTTTAAGGAAAGGTGTTATGCCCAACTTGAAATTGATTATATAAACAGTATCGAAAATTTAACGATACATTAACAGGAGTGTTATATGGACGTACTTGGTGGTATGAGTAATACCGAAAATAAACAGCAAATCTACTTGGGTTTCAAAACAAGAGATCAAAAGTTTTTTGCAAATGGTGAGACTGAAGTGCCAATAGAATATTTACAACTTGATACTGACACATTTAAGTCGGGTTGGGGTAGATATACAAAGGCAGAAGGTTTCCAATATAAATGGGACTCTAAGTTTGGCGTGGTTAATCCCAAGCCTGCTGATGAATGGAGAAGAGCTTTCTCAGTATGGGTAATGCCAAGTGGAGCTGAACATGCTTATTTATGGCAGAGCTTTTCTTTTGCAGAGTCTAGTGCTTTTAATAGTATCTGTGGGTTGTTTTGGGCTGATAAAGCAAACAATGTAGGCAAATTGCCTGTTGTTGAATATAAAGGCTCTAAGCACATACAAGTAGGAGCAGGTAACTCATCAGAGTTATCTTTTAAGTTTGTAAAATGGGGTGATAGACGTTTTAATGTGCCTGAATGGTATATAGACCCTGATGCACCTGCTGATGATGACGATGGCTTTGTTTCTCCTAACGAGGGACTAGCAGATAAAGTAGCGGAAATGGTAGCTAAGACTGAACTTAGCGATGATGATATACCATTCTGATGCAGTCAGTTGATTGGCAAAAAATAGCACCTGAAGTTGCAAAGCAAATTCTAGGTGAACCAAGCAGTATCTCATCGAAACAACTTCGATGGGGTACTCATGGCTCATGC